ATCTACTTACTCAGACAACCCTTGATCTTGATTTCATTCTGGAACATGCGGGTAAAGGAGAAGAACCTATGCATAAAAAAATTAGTGAGTCGGAAACTCAACTCCGACTAAATGAAGAATTAATGGATTTAAAAAACCCACCAATTTCGGGTGAATTAAAGTTACAAATAGCAAGATTAATAGAAGCACCAATAAACTTGCTTTCCCGAAATGACTTTATTATGATGTATTCAGATGATCAATTAGGTAATGCTATTAAAGCACCTGATTTATGGTTAAGAGAACATTTTGTAAAATTAAATACATTAGCAAAACAAACACATGAATAAAAATTTCATAATAACAGGAACAGAAGGATTTATAGGAAAAGCTGTATTAAAAGCTCTTAAATCACGTGGTGATTGTGTTTATCAAATACATCAAGATAAAAATCAGTGGGAAAATGATTTAGAACTAGAAAATCAAATTAAAAATTGTGATGGTATATTTCATATTGGAGCAATATCTGATACTACACTTCAAGATTGTAATGAAATGCTTTATTGGAATTATACTTTAAGTAAAAAATTATTTGATTTAGCTAGAAAGTATGATAAAAAAGTAGTATATTCATCATCAGCAGCAAATTATGGTAATGGTAATGGAATACCTAACAACATATATGGTTGGTCAAAGTTATTAGCTGAAGAATATGGTTTAAAAGCGTGTGAAAAATTTATAGCATTAAGATATTTTAATGTTTATGGGCCAGGAGAAGAACATAAAGGTAAAATGGCATCAGTTGCATACCAAGCATATAAAGCAGGAAATTTTAAATTATTTCCAGGTGATATTAAAAGAGATTTTGTTTATGTTACTGACATAGTTCGAGCAAATTTACACGCAATGACTTTAGAACGAGGAGTATTTGATGTAGGAACTGGAGAAGCTGAAACTTTTGAGGAATTAGTTAGAGGTATGAGAATCAATTATGATTTTCATTCAAAAGATATGATCCCTAATTGGTATCAATATTTTACACAAGCTAATAAAGATAAATTTATGCCAGGTTGGTCTCCCGTATATAGGGTTGTAGATGGTACTAAAGAATATAGACAATATTTGAACAAATGAAAGTATTAGTAATAGGAGATAGTTGTATAGATAAATTCATATATTGTGTTATAAATAGAATATGTCCTGAAGCACCAGTACCTGTATTACAACCAGTTAATGAGGTTATAAACCCAGGAATGGCAGGAAATGTTGCTGCTAATTTAAAAGCATTAGGAGCCGATATTGATTTAATTACTAATGATGAATCTATTAAAAAGACTAGATTTGTAGATATAAAAAGTAATCAAATGATTATGAGGTTAGATGAAAATGATAACTGTAAACATGTAAATACATTATATTGGCACCTAGATGGTTATGATGCAATAATAATTTCAGATTATTGTAAAGGATTTCTTAAAGAAGATGATATTACTACTATAGCTTTACAAGCTAAATGCCCAATATTTTTAGATACAAAAAAGAAATTAGGTAGTTGGTGTAAAAATATAGATTTTATTAAAATAAATAAACCTGAATGGAATAATAATTCTCACTATAAAGGTAGTAATATTATAGTAACTGATGGTAAAAATGGAGCTACATATAAAGATATACATTATCCTGTAAATAAAGAAGTTTTAATAAAGGATGTTTCAGGAGCAGGTGATACTTTTTTATCAGGATTAGTAGTAAAATATTTAAAAAATAAAAATATAAAAGAATCAATAATTTTTGCTAATGAATGTGCTACTAAAGTAGTACAAAAAAGAGGAGTAACAACAATATGAGTAAATTAACCCAATATGGACATGCATTTCAGATTAAGGCACTTTCTATCTTAATTACTGATCGAGATTTTCTGCAACAAATTGCAGACATAGTGTCTCCTGATTATTTTGATAATGATGCAGGTAAATGGATTATGAGAAAAACACTCAAATATTTTAATGAATATAAAACATGTCCTACAATGGAAGTGTTTAAAGTTGAAGTAGAAAGTATAAATCAAGAATTACAAAGTGTAGCTGTAAAAGATTTACTTAAACAAGCATATAAAGCATCTAAAGGAACAGATTTAGATTATGTTAAAGATACATTTTTAGATTTTTGTAAAAACCAAACATTAAAAAATGCTCTAATGAAATCAGTTGATTTATTAGAATTAGGAGATTATGATGACATTAGAAATCTTATTGATAGAGCATTAAAAGCAGGAACAGAAAGAGATATCGGTCATGAGTATATTACTGAATTAGAAGATAGATTTAGAGAAGAAGCTAGAAATACAGTAGAAACACCCTGGCCATTAATTAATAAATTACTTTGTGGTGGTTTAGGACAAGGTGATTTAGGAATGATTGCAGGTGGACCCGGAGGAGGAAAATCATGGGCTTTAGTAGCTTTAGGGGCACAAGCAGTAAAAACAGGCCACACAGTTATTCATTACACATTAGAATTAAGTGAAAAATATGTAGGTAGAAGATATGATGCTTGCCTTACAGAAATTCCAGTTGGAGATATTACATTATATAAAGATAAAGTAAAAGAAAAAATAGAAAATTTACGAGGTGGTCTTTATATTAGAGAATATCCCGCAGGACAAGCAACAGTAAATACTATACATGCTCATTTAGAAAAATGTATACAACAAAACATTGAACCAGATTTAATTATAATTGATTATGCTGATTTGTTAACTTCTAAAGCAAGTAAAGAAAAAAGAGACAAGTTAGATGATATTTATACTAATTTAAGAGGTTTGGCTACTGAAATGAAATTACCTATATGGACAGCATCTCAAGTAAATAGATCAGGAGCAAGAGAAGACATCATTCAAGGAGATAGAATGGCAGAAAGTTATAGTAAAATGATGATTACTGACTTTGCAATGTCTTTATCTAGAAATGCAGAAGACAAAGAAAACGGAACAGGAAGATGGCATATTATGAAAAATAGATACGGAGCTGACGGCCTAACATATGATTCTGTTATGGATACTGCAATTGGTAAGATCGAAATAAATATAAGAGGAAATAACAGAAACGCACAAACTCCTCCAGGAGAAATTTCGCCTGCAGAGCGAAGAAGACTTCGAGGAGCTTCTAACGATTTTTTTAATCTTTCATGAGTTTTCCTAGTATATATTGTATTTATTTCCACACAAAGGGGTTACCCCTTTTTTTTGACACTAATAACTAATTTTTAAAGAAAACAATAAATGAATATCACACAAGAAATTTTATCAGACATAGTAGTGTACAACAAGTACGCAAAATACCTCCCAACAAAACAAAGAAGAGAAACATGGAAAGAATTAGTTACAAGAAATAAGGAAATGCATCAAGCAAAATTTCCTAATTTAAGAGAAGAAATAGAAGATGTTTATAAAATGGTATATGATAAAAAAGTTTTACCTTCAATGCGTAGTTTACAATTTGCTGGTAAACCAATTGATATAAATAATTCAAGAATATTTAATTGTTCTTATTTACCAATTGATGATTGGAGATCATTTAGTGAAGTAATGTTCTTATTATTATCAGGATGTGGAGTAGGTTATAGTGTTCAAAAACATCATATAGAAAAATTACCTGAAATTAGAATTCCTAAAAAAACAAGAAGATTTTTAGTAGGAGACTCAATAGAAGGTTGGGCAGACTCAGTAAAAGTATTATTAAAATCTTATTTTGGAATAACAGCAGCAAGACCTATTTTTGACTTCCGTGATATTAGACCAAAAGGAGCAGAATTAATTACTGTAGGAGGTAAAGCACCAGGTCCAGAACCATTAAAAGAATGTTTATTTCAAATCCAAAAAGTATTAGACAGAAAAGAAGATGGGGAACAATTAAGTCCAATTGAAGCACATGATATTATTTGTCATATTGCAGATGCTGTATTATCTGGAGGTATTCGTAGAGCAGCATTGATTTCTTTATTTGATTTACATGATAATGAAATGTTAACTTCAAAACATGGTGCTTGGTGGGAATTAAACCCACAAAGAGGTAGAGCTAATAATTCAGCAGTAGTAATTCGTTCAAAAGTAAGAAAAAAAGATTTCTTTGAATTATGGAGTAAAATTGTTGCTAGTAATTCAGGTGAACCTGGAATTTATTTTTCAGATGATAAAGATTGGGGAACAAATCCATGTTGTGAAATCGCCTTAAGACCTTACCAGTTTTGTAACTTAACAGAAATTAATGTGTCTAACATAGAATCACAAGAAGACTTAAACAGAAGAGTAAAAGCAGGAGCATTTTTAGGAACTTTACAAGCAAGTTACACAGATTTTCATTATCTTCGTGATATTTGGAAAAGAACAACTGAAAAAGATGCACTTGTTGGTGTAGGAATGACAGGAATTGGTAGTGGAATAGTTTTAAAATATGATTTAGAGGAAGCTGCTAAAAAAGCTAAAAAAACAAATGAAGAAATTGCAAATATTTTAGGGATTAAAAAAGCAGCACGTGTAACAACAGTAAAACCTTCAGGAACTAGTTCATTAGTATTAGGAACTTCATCGGGAATTCATGCTTGGCACAATGATTTTTATGTAAGACGTATGAGATTAGGTAAAAATGAAGCACTTTATCAATATCTTGCACAAAACCATCCAGAATTAGTAGAGGATGATTTCTTTAAACCAAACATTCAAGCAGTTGTATCTGTTCCACAAAGAGCACCTAAAGGAGCAATTTATAGAACGGAAAGCCCAATGGATTTATTAGAAAGAACTAAAAAATTCAATGTAGAATGGGTAAAAGCAGGACATAGGAAGGGAGCTAATACAAATAATGTTTCAGCTACAATTTCAGTTAAACAAGACGAGTGGGATTCAGTTGGAGAATGGATGTGGAAAAATAAACACACATTTAATGGTTTATCTGTATTACCTTATGATAATGGTTCATACACTCAAGCACCATTTGAAGATATCACAGAAGAAAAGTTCTTAGAAATGGAAAGTCATTTAAATAATATAGATTTAAAACAAATAGTTGAAATGACAGATGAAACAGATTTAAAGGATCA